AAGTTGAAGAAATGGCTGAAGAAACAGTTGAGCCTTCTACAAATCCTAAGTCTATTAAAACTACAGAAGTAGTTGAATTTTCAGCAGAAGAAGAATTGGCTAAGTTAAAAGAAGAAAACGAAAAACTAAAGACTGAGTTGGCTTCACAACCTGCTTCAGCTCCTTTAGATGTAAATAAATTCAGCTCAGACAGAAAGCCTGTATCAAGAGCAGAATACAAAAAAATGACAAGAAGAGAGAAATTCTTACACGATTTAAATAAATAATATTAATTAAAAAAAAACAAAAAAATGGCGTTTACTACAACATCAAACTTTTCAGGCAAAGCAGCAGGATTTTACATCTCAGCAGCACTGAAACAAGCAAACTCGTTAGACTATCTTACAATGATAGAAAACGTGAAATTTAAAAGTAACATACAGAGAATGGCAGGCACAGGAGCTTTAGTTGTTGATGCATCTTGCGACTTTACTTCATCAGGAACTCTTGCGCTCAGCGAAAAGGTCTTAGAGCCTCGTAATCAACAAGTTAACTTGGAATTATGTAAAAAAACTTTACTAGACAGTTGGGAAGCTTTAGAAATGAGAGCAGGAGCAGGAGCACCACCACCTGCATCTTTTGATGACTATGTAATTTCTTATATGGGAGAAATCATAGCAGAAGCAACTGAAAATAGCATTTGGAATGGAGCAGGAGCAACAGGAGACTTTCAAGGTTTCTTAAATACTAATGGTTACTTAATGCCAACAGGTACTAATGCTGATGCAACAGTTACTCAATCTTCAGCTTCAGGAGCTTATACAGCAGCTAACATTATTGCTAACTTACAAACTTTAACTGCTGACATGGCTGCTAATGTTTCAGCTATCTTAAGAAAAGAAGACCTTCACATATATATGTCACCTAAAACTTATGCTTTCTATATTTCAGCAGTATCTACTTTAGGATATGTAAATGCTTACAATATGAACGGAGACTATGCACCTGTATTTGAAGGGTACAAAATCGCTGTTTGTAATGGAATGTTAGATAATCAATTAATTGCAGCTCAGAAGTCTAATTTATATTTTGGGACTGATTTGCTAAGCGATAGTACGAGGATAGATTTAATCGATATGGCGTTTACAGGTTCGGACAACATGAGACTTGTTTGTCGTTACTCTGCAGGCGTTCAGTCAGGAGTTGGAGCTGATATCGTAAGACAATCATAATAAAATAAATAATACGGAAGGAGGGGGTAAAACCCTTCCTCCCTTAACCTAAAAAATAAAATAACATGGCTTGTACAGCACTAACAAAAGGTAGGGGACTTGACTGTAATCGTATATCAGGAGGAGTAAAGAAAATATTCTTTTCTGTATTTGATGAAGATGTATCTTACACTTATGACGCAACTAACAAATTAGAAATTGACGCAATTGATTGGAATAGTACGACTATTTATGAATATGTTATGCCTCTTGGTGTAGCTTCAGTTACGGACACTATTACAGGTAGTAGAGAGAATGGAACAATTTTCTACACTCCTACTGTAAATATTATGCTTAACAAACTTACTAAAGAAGACCAAAACGAAATTAAGCTTTTAGGAAAATCTAAAGTAAGAATTTTTGCACAATTAAATCAACAATTAGCTAACGGACATGATGTGTTTATTGCATTAGGAATGGCTAATGGATTAGAACTTAATGCAGGTACTATGGATAGTGGTGCTGCATTTGGAGATAGAAATGGTTACACACTAACATTTGACGGCTTAGAAGCTTTGCCTTTCGCTTTCTTAGAAGATTATACTACAGCACCTTGGGATCAAAGTGGCTTTATTAATGAAGCAGGAACTTTCCCTACTACAGCTTAATCTTAGTAGTTTTCTTATATATTTCTTGATTAGGGTGGGCTTAGGCTCACCTTTTTCTTTTTATTACTAACTGAATACAAATAAATTCATAGTTTTTCTATTATATAACAGACAAGCTAACTATGATACAAGCAACAACAGAAACAGCATTTAATATATATGTTCAAACTGAGGACAATCGTATAGATACGTCTTTAGCTACTACTCAAATAAGGCACTTAGTTAAATTCACTAACGACTTAGATAAGTCTGTTCATTATGCTTATGGTGCTACTGAAACGATTAAAGATAGGTTCACTCAGATAAATTTGACTTATGATACTACTCCTGATATTTATTTAGGGAAAACAAAGTTATTTCCTTCAGGATATTGGAAGTATGAAGTTTATGAAATTTCTTGGATAGGAAATGTAGCTGTTCAATTAGGTCGTGCTCCTGCAACTGAAGATGATGTTTTACTTCCTAAATCAGATGACAAAGGAATAGTACAGGGATTAGTTACTAAGGGAAAAATGTATCTAGCAGAAAAAGATGGAACACAGCAAGTTCAATACACGCAAAGAGAAGCACCAACAGAAACAAATTACATATATTACGGACAATAAAATAAAAAAAAATGGCAATAGAAAACGTACAACAATTATTAACTGAGCAACTAGGAAAACATAGATGTGATGTTATAACTACAACAGCAATGACAAGTAAAGACTATTATGCAATTCACTTTGTTACTGAAAGTGTAATAGCTTCAATAGCTGCATCTAATATTCAAACAGGAACAGGTTCAGCAGCAGCAAGTCTTCATACGACTATACCTGCCGGAACAACTTTATTTCTTCAATGTACAGCTATCACTTTGACTAGTGGATTAGCTATTTGTTATTACGATCAAGTTATATAATGAAAGCTTTAAAACTAGGACAAATGCTAGGTGGTTCTAATGCACCTAGTGCAGCAGGATTTGATAATTTATATTCAATAGATTTTGATGGTGTAGATGATTATTTGACAATGGGAACACCATCAGCAGCAATTATAACAGGGGATGTTACTGTAAGTGTTTGGGCAAAAATAGATAATTTTGTTGATAACGCAAGTATCATATCAATGTCAGGCAGTACTGAAAGCGCAGCAGATAATTTTTTGTACCGTATAACAACTGATGGGGGTACAGGAAATCACGATATAAAAGTAGGACATGAATATGCATCAGGAAGAAATCAATTTTTCACTTTTAACACCAACCTATCTCTTGATACTTGGTATCATTTAGTTGTTGTAAGGGATGCAACTGAAAAAACTTGGGAATTGTATGTAGATGCCGTCTATATTGGTAAATATGATTTTACAAGCAATGCGACAGGTGGTACTTCAGCAACACTTAATGTTGGAGTGCAGGGTAGTTATTATTTTGATGGCAATATTGATGAAGTTGCAATATTTGATACAGACTTGTCATTAGCAGAAGTGTCTGCAATATATAATAGTGGAGTTCCTACAGATTTATCAGGGGAAAGTAACTTGGTAGGATATTGGAGAAATGGAGATACAGCAGGACCGATAGTATACCCAACAATAGAAGACCAAAGTTCAAACAGTAATGATGGAACTATGACAAATATGGCTTCAGGAGATATAGTAACAGATGTACCTTAAAAGACAATAATATGATATATGTAATTTACGATATGGCAAATGTAGCAACTATTGATTTTTCTCAAGTAGGAGAAACTAGTCAAGAGACATTAAGATTATCTTTAGACGGAACAAAAACAGTTTTAAAATTTATAGGTGAAACTCCTAGTTTTTTAGTAGGTTTACAACAATATAACCATCAAGAGATTTTAGTTGTTATGAGGTCTGCTGAATGGACAAAAGAGGATTAAATATGAAAGATACAATATTAAGCATTAACTTAGAAACTTCAACTGCACCAATAGTACAGGAAGTAAGAGGTCGTGATTATATAGAGTACGGAACGGAAGATTGGAGAAACCTCTACCCTCAGTTCTTAATTGATTTGTACTACAACTCTAGTACACATGCTGCTATTATAAATCAAACTTCAGAAATGATAGCAGGAGAAGACTTAGTAGCTGAAGAAGAAGATGCTATTAATTTAGAAGCTTATGTAAAATTAAAGAAGTTTCTAAGACACGCTAATTCTAATGAAAGTTTACACCAAGTAATAAAGAAAGTTGCTTTTGATTTTAAACTTCAGGGAGCTTATGCTTTACACATTGTATGGAATAGAGAAAGAACAGAAATAGCAGAGGTGTATCACGTACCTGTAGAACGTGTAAGAGCAGGTAGACCAAACGAGTTAGGAAAGGTTGATACTTTCTTTATAAGTGCTGATTGGGGAAACACTAGGACAAATAAACCTTATCCAATTGCTGCATTTAATGTAAACGATAGAACTTCAGGAAGTCAGTTACTTTACTCAGGTGCATATAGTCCTAATATGGACATCTACCATACTCCTGATTACATAGCAGGTTGTAATTGGGCTCTAGTAGACCAAAAGGTTGCAGAGTTTCACCTCAATAATATAGAAAATGGATTTGCAGGTTCTTACTTTGTGAGTTTTGCGAACGGCATACCGACACAAGAAGAAAGAAGACAGATAGAACAAAGTTTAGTAGAGAAGTTTACAGGAGCATCTAATTCAGGGAAGTTTGTATTGACGTTTTCAGACGATAAGACTAGAACACCTGAGATAACTCCTATTAGTGTTTCTGATGCTGATAAACAATATCTAGCTTTACAAGAACTATTAGTTTCAAATATTTGTGCAGCTCATAGAATTACATCTAAGACTTTAATGGGAATTGATACAAATAACGGTTTTTCTAGTAATGCTGATGAACTTATAAATGCAGCGAATTTCTACCAAAATACAGTAGTAAGAGGATTTCAATTAAATATCT